TACTTCAGACCGAACATCAAAAGTTCCAGATGTATTAATTCTATATTCGCCTCTAATATCATTATAGAATCCATTGAATACTGTCATTTTAGCAGAACCATCTGGATTATAAATCCATCCAGTACCACTTCTATGTTGAAATGCGATATATTCATGATCTTTAACATCATTTTTGACTAATGAATGTCCAGACCTAGTAATCATCACATCCTGAAAACCGTACTTGTTGGCATTAGGATTTTGTCTTGGATCACCAAGACTTTTATACTGTTCGGTTTTATTTGGTTTATTTGTGTTTGTTGGAACTGTCATTTTAGTAATTGCCTCCTATTATAGATATCATCCCCAGTTTGATATATCTCCGCTATTTGGTTTACCATCATCTTGACCAGAAGATTTATTAGTTCCTATGTTATTTTTTTGTCTATTGGAACTATTACCCGCTCTTGATGCAGCACTTCTCAATGCTGCTTGGGCTTGTGGTGCAACTCTATTAATCATATTAAATATCTGTGATGCATCTTTACCAAAGATATTGTCTCCAAGACCAGCAGGGAATGATGCGGCAGACATCATAGAATTTAGCATAGTATTTCTGGTATTAGCAACTGTATTGCTTACATTCTGAGTGACATTTCCTGTTGCTGAAACTATCTGTTGAATATTTCCAAATGCAGTTTCTATTTCTATCACGATATTATCTAGTTTATCTAGTCCATATAAACTTTCATCGGAAATTAATCTATTGAAGACTGTCATAATATCTGCAACCGATGTTACCTGAGATAATAATGCGACAGCATTTTCAATGAAAACTTCTTCATTCACTCGTCTATCTGATATGTATGATATTGTGTCTTGTTCTTCTTTCAGATCATCAATGAGTGCTAATAATATTTCCCAAATTTCAGGAGGAATAGAATCTTGAATCTTTTTCTTATTTTCATTACTTAAATTCTTAAGAGATTTACCTAGATTCAAATTTAATCCGGGCAATGAACCAAATGACGATGGATTTAATATTCCAGCAAATTGTGCTAGTGCAGTTGGAATTTGGCCTATAGATGGTAATTTTCTTCCAACAGTTTCTGCATATTCGCCGTTTGTAATTTTATATCTTCTATTTGAATGTTTATATACTTTACCTTGTTTATTCTTCTGAGTTTTTAATCCTCTAGCATCTTCATATCCATCAACTTCATTTATATTCTGTGAAGGCCAATTTATTGCAGCCTCTCCTGGGGAGAACCACGACCATCCAGACATATTTCCTGGCATACCTTCTTTATCATGAAGAATATCCGTCATTGGACCTAATATGATACAATCATTTCTACCTGTAGTTTTCAATGCAAGCACCAATTGTCCGTTATCAAACGGTCTCATATTCTGGCCGTGTTTTGTTCCAACAGATGTGCTTAATGCAATATGTTGTGGATCAACCCCTTGCCCATGCTCTGGAAATGCTATCTGCATATTTCCAGACATAGTTGAATCTTGTATTCCTGTAGGGCTGTCTTCTGTTCCATTACCAACAACACGACCAATGCTGAAAATTTGTGTGAAATCTTTTGGACCACCTAATGACATTAAACTACTCCCTCTCCAATACTTCTGCTTACACAATCAACTGTAGTTGTGCCATATCCACCATATTTAATATTATGTGTCATGCTAACAATTAAATAATCTCCTGTTCCATAATTTGGAACAAAATTACTATCATTTATAGCCATCTTATTCCATAGTTCTAATCTAATCATTTTTCCTGCGTGTAAATCTGGATTCCAAGGAACTGTCATTCTCAATGCTATTCTATTTTGATCAATAAGAGACATTCTTGCTTGTCTTAGTTGTGCATATTTAGCAGACTGATCTTCACGCGCATTTTGTTGTGATGCTGAACCTACATTAGACAATACAGATTTTAGAACACCAGCACCTGCCCCACATCCTATAGTTTGATTGCCTAATAGGCTTATCATACCTTTTAATGGATTTACCGCTATAACAGATATATTTTGATTCACCCCATTCAACAAATCTGTAAGAAGATCAAAGTCACATGGAAATGAATGTGTCGTAATTCCAAAAGGATTTGCATATCCTGCTGATGATCCAGTTTCTTGAAAATTGAATGCTCTGTTCCCAAATATATTTGATTGTGATGTTAAATTTTTCAAAGACCTGAAATGATGAGTCCCATCACCATCATCAATCTTATATGTCATATAATGGACGAATGAAGGATCATTTCCATCTAATGCAGCATTTGCTTGTTGAGTGACAACCTGAAATGGATGAATATTTTCTGCAATATAATCTCTTGGTGGCATAGAACTTTGAATATCAAGATTTTTAGCACCAGCGCATGAACTTAACACTTCACTGACTACACTGGATGGTGTAGATTTCCAAGATTTACTTACAAGTGTTGCTGCATCATCTAATAGTGTTTGATGGCAAGCATGAATTGTAAAGTCTTCTGTATTGTTATTGTAGAGATGTCTTCTATCCATCCTATATACTGGTTGACTTATTATCATTCTAGGAGATATGCCAAATTCAGATAGAGACAGCTTTTCTAGTTGAATTAAAATTGTCGATCCTTTAAGAGCATCTAAATTTTTAGGCTGTTCAGTATCGGGATTTAAATGATGTAATGCACTATGAAATCTTACTGCTGTTTGTAATCCTGGCGTCAATAAACTTTCCCCTAAGATTATTTCCATTGGTGTCAATTGTTGCATAACCGTAGTTAAATCTTCCGATCCGACAAATCCTATATCAATTGAAACCAAAGATTTATCATTATAATTTAGGTCTTTATCGGCCATTATCTAAATCCTCTAATATAAGGAATATTTCTGGTATTTTGTGTCAAATTGTCTAGTTCTCTCACAATTTGTTGATAATATTCAGGCTTGATGATTTTAATATTTCTCTTTGATTCGTTTATCTCTACTTCATAATCATAATTTGTTATTCTATCTCGATATGTGACCTCAATAACAGTCCCTGTTCCAATTTCAATATTATTTGTTGCATCAACATCTTGAACATCTGCTAAATTTCCATAATGATCGTATGGAACTGATATAGACATTTCTGATGCAACATTAGATGAATTTACAACATATCTAAATTCCGATATGACACCACTTTTCGATTCTTCTCGTTTTATAACCTTTTCATAATGATGGTATGTAGTTTTAGCATTTTCAACCGATCCATATTTGTTGATTATATATTTTTGAAAAGCGTTATATCCTAAAGGCCAGTCATATTGAGGATCGACAATATCATTAGCTATCAATATAATCCAATGTGCTTCAGAATTACCATATACTTTCTCTGCAAGAATTTCTGGTGTATCTCCATCCATGATAAGGTGTTCATAGTATGCAGAAATATTATTCAATACTTCTCTTAGGACTCTAACCCTGAAGAATATATTAGTTACTACTCTATAGTTTGTTAATCTTTTTCCATCAATATCATATGCTATTCTAGGAAAAGTATCAAAAAAATTGCTCATATTAGAACCCTTGTAGAACTCTTTGTTTATGAATTGGCTCAAGTTCACGGAATCCCATACTCAATCTTACAGCAACTGGATGACCATTTCTAAATGTTGAATATGTGCCAGTTGGTGCATAGTCTACTTCAATTCTTTCAAGCACACAGGTATTAACTCTTAAGATGTTCATATTCTCAACGCCCTTATTAAAGAAAGTGATATCAAATTCTGCCGGTGGAATCCAAGTTAATCCGGCAGCATATCCCCCAACACCCATTCCATATTCAGGTGCTGCATGAAATCTTAATGTTTTGACTATTGCTTTCAGATTAATAGATTCCTTTTCATTTCTTGGTGCCATAAGAACTTCAAATGTAAATGCTCTAACTGTAGTATTAGAGAATAAAATTTCTACCATAGGATTTATAGGAGTTTGTGCTAATTGTGCAGCTAGTCCTGCTACCTGTCCTGCTGCTCCTGCTAGTTTCGATGCACCTGATGCAAGACCACGACCTATAGTTCCAGCAAATGTTTTTGCTGCGGCTGTCATAAAACCTGCTGTCGCAACACCAAGTTTCCCGCCAAGTGCAGTTAATGATATTTCTTCATATACATTCTGTGTATTATAGATTAATGGTGATGGCATATGTAATGCAATTGATTCAGCAATTCTTCTTGTTGCTCTTGGTATAGAAACAAACGGCCTACTTCCATCAGACCCTATAACAGCAAATTCATTTCCCGGACCACCAGGACCATATCTGAGAATATCGACTTTCGATCTTTCGTTCTTTCCTAATAAGGTAAATTGGTTTGTATATCTTCCTGCAGCAGAACGACTGCCCAATGCGGTTGGAACATTGATATTGATAATCATATAATGTCCAAGATCACTCATTCCAAGATCATTTGGGAATACTAAATACTTAAAATCATATCTAGACTGTGCTAAGTCTGGAGTATAATTATCTGATATCTGGGAGTTATCTTGCGTTGATGGTATATTTATTGACATTTAATCCTCTTACTATAGGGCAAATATATTTATATGACAACATACAAAGGTAAATTCAACCCCAAAAATCCAAAGAAGTATAAAGGTGATCTTGACAACATTATCTGGAGAAGCACTTGGGAACTAAAAACCATGAAGTATTTAGATGAAAATCCAAATATAGTTGAATGGTCTTCCGAAGAAATCATAATACCATATATATCACCAATAGATAATAGAAGACATAGATACTTTCCTGATTTTCTAGTAAAAGTTATGTTACCTGATAAGTCAATCAAGACAATGCTTCTTGAAGTTAAACCATTCAAAGAAACCTCAGAACCAAAAGTTCAAAGTAAAAAGACCAAGAAATATTTGACCGAAGTTATGACCTGGGGCGTAAATTCAAAGAAATGGGAAGCAGCAAAAGAATACTGTGCTGATAGAGGATGGGAATTCAAGATACTAACAGAAAAAGAAATATTTGGAAGAAATAAATAGTAATATGGCAAATAAAACAAAACAAGCAGTGGATTGGTTCATTGGTAAAGCTAGTGGTCCTGCTGGCTACAGAAGAAATCTATTGGGTAATTCTTCTAGAAATAGAAGTGGTGCCACAATCGGTAAAATGTTTTTCTTCAGATATGATCCTAAATTAAAGAAGAAATTGCCTGTATATGATATATGGCCACTTGTATTTCCTATAGAACCATATTCAGATGGTTTTCTGGGACTCAATATGCACTATCTAAATGGTGGCGAAAGAAGTGCTTTGTTGGGTAAACTCACAGAATTTGCCAATAACAAGAGATTCGATGAAACTACCAGACTTTCTTTGTCTTATGATTTACTTCAAGCATCCAAAAGTTTGGCTACTCTATCTCGACCATGTATCAAGAGATATTTGTATGGTCATGTAAGAACGCCCTTTGTAGAAATAACTGCTGACGAATGGGACAAAGTAATAGACTTACCAATAGAATTCTTTGTATACAACCGATAAGGAGTAATCAGTTGGCAAGTATAGTAATACAAAATGCACCAAGAAATTTAGATCTAGTGTCTTTTAAAAGTGTGTTGGATTCATATGGTGGACTTGCGAAAACTTCTAGATTTGTTGTTAGAATAAATCCTATCGGTGCATTACTTCAACAATTAAATAGCAACACAATAACCAGAGATTTGGTATATCTAACGGAAATTGCTGAAATGCCCGGTAAAGGTTTTATGAATATTGATGTTAGATACTATGGTCCAAACCACAAACTTCCATTTCAAAGCACATATGAGGATGCAAACATGACATTCTTGTGTAGACAAGGTGCACGAGAAAGACAATTTTTTGATGATTGGATGTATGTCATTAATCCAACAAATCATTTCGACTTTACATACAGAGATGAGTATAGAAGTGATATTGATATTTTTCAGTATGATGATATTGCAGATGATGAAGATGATCCACTTCCACAATATAAACTTACATTGAAAAATGCATATCCTTTGATGTTAAGTCCTCAGCCTATGACATGGGCCGATCAATTGTTTCAAAGAGTAATTGTCAACTTTACATATACACATTGGGTTCGTGATGATTTCGTGCAACCATCACAATCAGATTTGGTTATTGGTAGACCAAATGACAGATTACCAATTAGTAGATAATATGGAGATATAGAAAATGCTTCCTAAAATTGACTTGCCTATTTATGAAATAAAATTGCCTTCGTCTAAAAAACTAGTGAAGATTAGACCCTTTGTTGTTCGTGAAGAAAAACTTCTTTTGATGGCACTGGAATCTGGAGATGAAAAGGAAATTATCGAGACTACTAAACAAATTGTAAACAATTGTTTGGTTGATAAAGTTGATATTGATAAACTACCTTTCTTTGATGTTGATTATATCTTTATTGCTCTTAGAGCCAAAGCAGTTGGCGATACTATTGATGTCAAATATACTTGCTATAATGAAGTAGATGGTAAATCTTGTGATAATACCTTTCCTGCTAAAATTGATGTAATGAACTATACACTAATCAAAGATGATAACATCAAAGATAAGATTCAACTAACTGGAACACTATCTGTCAAGATGAGGTATCCATCATATACTGTGATGAGATTACTAGATTCTGATATGCCAAACTTTGATAAGAAGATTAATATAATTGCAGAATGTGTTGATGTGGTAGCAGATAAGGAAAAAGTTTATACACGCAAAGACTACACGAATGATGAACTTATAGATTTCATAGAGAATCTTCCGCAACAGCAGTATAAAAGACTAGAAGAATTTGTTGATAATTTTCCATCTTTTGTCATTACATCCAAAGCTACTTGCCCAAAATGTAAGTATAAGCATACTTTAGATTACAGAGACTTTACCGATTTTTTCGTCTAATGCTTGGTTACGATACACTGATGAATCATTTTAAGACAAATTTTTCATTGATGCAACACCACAAATATAATCTAAGTGACATTGAAAATATGATGCCCTGGGAAAAATTTGTGTATATAGATTTGCTGAAACAGCATATTCAACATCAGGAAGATTTGGCTCGTGATCAAGCAGCAGCAATGAAAGCACAACAAAGAACGAGATAAAAATGGCAAAAATAGACCCTAGCAAACTTACAGTAGATTTTAAATCTTTGATGAGACTTAGTATGACTGATAGATATGCTTTGGCAAAAAGTTCTCAAGGTCAAAGTTATTTGGCATCATTAACGCCTACACAGTTTGCTATGCTATTTCCAGACTATTATAGAAAAAGATTGCCCGATATGGGCATTTCTAGCAGAAAAGGTGCACCTGCTCCTTCTGGTGCTGGTTCAAGACCCTCTGGAGGGACACCATCTAGTGGAGCATCAACATATACACCACCGACTGCTGCACCTACAACTACTACCAGACCTA